GGCCAGAGGCACGAAGTTCAACAGCCAACTTTTCCTTGAGGGACTTGTTGACCATGGAAGCAATATCATCGGGCTCAAGTTGATGTTCCTCGCAGTAGGCAAGAATCGCATCGGCGAGAGTCATATTATCATCGTATGCACGGGTCTCAATGTGCATCGAAAACTCGTTGGCAGAATTAAACATCAGATTTCGGTTGAAGGTGTTGGACGATGGCTTGGACCTTATCGAACTGGCTGAGAACATCCAGTTCAGCGTAGGCAGCGATAAGATCTTCCTTATTGGCAAACTTCCAGATTAGTTCGAATCGACCATTATGGATGACGGTCTGCGGTACAGCTTTCTGGATAGCCAGTCTCATAGCTTTCTCAGATACGACTCAGGGCAGGTGAAGAAGGGATAATCACCGTCTTCTTTCAGCGTCACCGAAATATGATCCTCGCCTGTATAGTAGGTATCGTCTCTCGCCAAGCCATAGTCGTGACGGGACGCAGGATACACCACGGTGCCGGCCGGATGCTCGAAACGGTCTTGAAGTAGAACGTAAGAAGTAGTCATGCCTTTGCCAGGAAGTAATTGGCAGCAGTAATCAGGCGTTCAAGCTCACCGTACTCGGCATGCTTCGCACGAAACAGCTTCCACTTGGGATCATCGGTCTTGGTCAAGGGATGAGACATTTGCTCGTCGAACTTTTCCAAGAACAGGTCGATGAATTCACCAACCTTCTTTCGACTGTTCAGCAGCTCAGCTTGAATTTCTTCAAGCTCCTTACGAGTGCCATAGCAGTATGCGTCAGAAATACGGCGATCCATCAAGGTAGTCATTAGATTTGCTCCCCGGGCACATGGCCACGGAAGGTTTTGAAACGAGGGAAACGAAGAGAATACTCACCGTTCGAGTTCTGGGTGATAGCGTCAGCTTCGACTTCCATCAGACATCCCAGGAGTTGATCTCGAACTTTCCAGAGGTCCTCGCGTTGTTTATCGCTGAAGCCACCGCCGCAGCTTACCACAATTATACGCCCATTGTCAGTACATTTACCGACCAAAGCGCCGAGCATGCCCTTATATTTTGAATCGGGTTTACCCTCCTCAACGCCGATAATTTCCATCGTTAGGGTAATCGTCGGCTTCTTCTTCATCCAGTCGTACGACCGTTTCGTCTGATAGTAGCCGTCAGGGTTCTTAATCATGATCCCTTCGTAACCACCATCGATAGCCGCTCGATTGATTTCCTCGAATCGCTTCTTGCCAGCTTCCGTACTCAAATCAAGCAGGTCGAGGCCAACAGGTTGAGCGTTCGGCAGATAATCGCCATATGCTTCGAAGAGTTGTTGAACATTGGCCGTTCGCTCTGCCTGCTTCTTTTTCGACTTCCCAGCACGAAACTCGGACAGAGGCAGCATATCGAACACGTAATAGATGGCATCATCCGTTTGAACGTTCGTCTTACGCTTGAACTGCTTCATCAAGTCCTGGAAGCTCGCGGACATCATTTCGCCGTCGATAACCATGGGCTCAGGGAAGTGTTCCGCGATCGAAGCGAACTGGCTTACGATCTTCGGGAAGTTGGTAAGCTCTTTACCGTTCCGGGAAGTTTGGAAGACCCGACCGTCTGGATTGACGAACGTGAGGCAGCGGGCGCCATCCAGCTTGACGTCGACGAACTTCTTTCCAACCAGCTTGTCTTCATGGTCCTTTGAGTCGTGAGCCAGCTGACAGCTGAAGACCGGGATGATGTATTGATCATAAGACTTGACCGCTTTGTTGATAGTGCTTTCGCTAAAACCAGCCTTCAAATCCTTCATCAGGATTCGACGATACCATCCATTCCACTGCGCGTTGGTGGAAGCTCTCATCAGCATTTCGATCTGAATTTGGGCGTCGCCACCCGTCAGGTCTCGATTGATAAGCTGTTCGCAGAGGCTTACGAAGTCTTCCATCGAAACACCCTTGCCGTCTGGGCCAGAGCGTTCCGGAATCTTCTTCACGCCAAAGGTGTCCATCGGGTCCAGGGCAAGGCGGAGCCCCTGAAAGAATTCATCGCGGCCGTCAATGGCCGCCGCACGAATCGTCTCTTCCTTAAAGAGCTTGGAGTTGTCACTGGCGATATACGCCAGGAGTTCTTCTGGGCGATCAAGCATCAGATAAATCCTACCTTGTTGGTCGTTTGCTTACGCGCAGCGGGCGCATGAGTTTGGGTGTGGAACAGCTCGGCAAGCGAGTAGCTCTTCTTAACGTCAGCAGGCATATCGATGCCGAGCTTCTGAGTCAGGACCTCAGCACGGGCTGAGTCGAGTTCCTCGAAGTTCACGATGTCGAAACAACGTCCGGGACGAATCAGAGCCGGGTCAACGTCGCGCACCGAGGGAAGGTTGGTCGAGAAGATCATCTTCTTACCAGCGGTCGTAACCAGGCCGTCACCAACGTTCAGGAACTTGTGCATCATGTCGTTGCCGTCGGAACGCTTGCCCAGCAGCAGGTCAGCGTCTTCGATGATGAACACGTTGGAATCGCTTTCAATGAACTGTGCGAACACGAAGTCCTTGGCAAGAACCGCAGGGTCGTAGGTCACAGTCGCATTGGACTTGGTGTGCTGCAGGAAGCCGCGAATGAACGAGGTCTTACCAGTTCCAGGTTTGCCAATCAGCAGCAGAATCGACGCATCGCTCGCCATGAAGCGGTCGTAGTACTGCTCAAGGGTTTCGTCCTTCAGGAACGAGTACATCTCGCTGATGGGATTACGGTCCTTACGGAGCGCCACGGACACAGACGAACCGTCGCCGCTGTAGATCCATTCGAGGTTCGAGTCGGATTCTTCGAAGTGTTCCAAGAACAGCTCGATAACCTCGTTGGCGAATTCCTCGCTACCGTAGGCGTTGATATTGGAACCGCTGTTGCCAACGCGATAGGTGAAATACTGCTCGCAGCCGGTATCACCATCGTCTTGAACGTAGATGCCCGAGCTGTTGCCGAAGCAGGTAACTTGGAAGGTTTCCTCCAAGAGGCCGCTATCGATGAACTTGTTCCACTCGCTACGAGAGCAGATCAGCGAAACTTCGCGGTTGACGGTGTGGAGGCCCGCCGCGATACGCTGGGCAACGATGCGACCGGTCGTGAAATCAGAGAGGTCGGATGCGGCAAGAAATTGCCCTTCGGGATTGGAATTCATAGGAGCGCGATCTTCTGCATAACGTGTAAAGAAACGTCGTTTACGGGTGGGTTTGGAGCGGCGTGGACGATACATATCAGACTGCCGTCTCATCTGAGCCAACATTTGCTCGATGGACTTGTCGACAGCACTAGGCATTTGTAGTTTCGGGGATGAAAACTTGGGTCACAACGAAGTCGACCGAGCCACGCAGCGAAGCAATGAGCGCTGCGGAATCGTCGGCCTTATTCGGACCGGTGAAAGGAACGTCGACGATCTGTGGGATACCCTTCAGGCGATATTGGACCCGGAGACCGTAATTGGCGCAGTTCAAAAAGTCAGACATTTCAAGGACCGGTTAGTTTAGACAGCCTTAATTATAGCGCGACCGCCACAAAAGTAAAGGCCCCAACGGGGCCTGTTCTAAACATTTACTGGTTACTTCAAATCCTTAATTTGGTCAACGATACCATAATCAATAGCCTCTTGGGCTGTTAGATAGATATCATGTGGTGGTAGCAGCTCGTCACGAATGATCTTTTCTGATAGTCCAGTGCACTTCTTGAAGTGAGACACAATTCGCTCAGATGCAAGATTGAATTCTTTGACAATGGCAAACAGTTCGTGTTCTTTGCCAAGAGAACCGCCTGAGAATTGATGCGACATTACGCTTGTATTTGGCGTAAGAATTCGCTTACCTTTAGACCCTGACATGAGCAAGAAGGTACCAGCACTAGCAACGCCACCGATTCCAACCGTTGCGATTGGGATAGACGAGCCGCGCATTACATCTATGAGCGCAAAGCAGGACAGGAGGTCACCGCCTTGCGAACAAATTAGAAGAGTTAGTTGCTTTGGCTTCTCTTCAGCAAAATTACATTCTAGGATCCATTCGATGCACGCGCGGCAACTATCCTGCGTAACATCGTCCATAAAGAGGTAGTAGGCACTTTGCTCACGGTCTACTCCCAACATTTTCGCCACGTTCTTGAACATCTCTTTCCCTTTTACCGTAAAAGACGTGACGCCCAATCGTTACCGTTCGTCGCAAATTCCAGCCCGGATTGACGTGAACTGCGTGGAAGTACAAACTACGCTTGGTGATATCCGTCACACTCTTACTGTAATTTAGGTAAGTGTTTTCGGCGAGCAGGTAAATTTGCCTGTAGAGGTCTGAGTCCCTATTGGGGAACAGATTACGGCAGACCCAGGAGAATTGGCAGAAGCCACGGGTCTTTTCATAAACCACTCCACAAACCGTTTCTGGAAAGCCTTTTGCGGCCGTACGATTCATGGTTACCAGCGCAACCGCAAGTTTACCGTCGTGCGGTTCACCTTTGGCTTCGTGGTAGATATTGTCAGCGAGACAGCGAATCTGTTTAACGTCTAGATCATTGACGCGTTCAAGGAGGGGTTCAGCGTGGGCCAGTGGAACGAAGCTAGAACACGCTATAAGGATTGATGTAATTAGTTTTCTGATTCTTCTTTGCAAAACATTAGTAACCCATCCCCAGTCTAAAAATCTTACGCTGTTTGATAAACTCTGGAATCCAATCTTTAGCTTTTTCCTTAAAGATCAGAGGCTCGGGTTCGTCATCCACTCCCATGACGATAACGATATCGGGGACTTTGATACCGGTCCGTTCTTCATAGGCAAGAGCGTAAGCACCACATTGCGCAAAGTAGCTTCCGATTTCATCTCGACGCTTAATACGTCGTGACGTCTTCCAGTCAATTATAGCGCGGTTTTTATCAAACTCAGCTATCAAATCAACCGTCCCGGCAACCCGTAGGATATCGGAATGAAGTCGCTTTTCGATGCAATGAATATTATCAATCCGCATGAGAGCCTTCTTAAAGGTGGCAAACATGTCGCGATCGAACATATCAGGTTTTGAGGGATTGTTACACAGCGTATCTTCACACAGCTTGTGAAGACGTGTCCCTCGCGCTGCGGCTCGCTTAGAAATCAGATCAGCCTCATAAGGGCCAACCTTGGCTTTCCATTCTGTGAGCCATTCGTTATCACCATATCCTAGCACCGTCGTGACGCTTGGATACGTTCTACCTTCAGGAGTAATATAGACACGGCCGTCAGGGCGGTCCTCGCGAACTGCTTCGTCAAACTTGTGGTCAGGTAGATGTGTATACATCATTCATCCTTCAGGATTTTATCCAATAGACGTGAGAAAATCTTACGAACTCGACGGCGGTAAACAGGACGTTCCTTTGGCAGCGGGCCACAGCAACGGCAATGGTATCCGCCAGGACCCATGCTGCAAATCTTACGATAGTTTAGGTTCATTGTCTCAGGTAATCAATAGCCGTATTATACTTGGAAACACGGTCTTCATAGCCATTTAGTCCGCCATTAATACGTCGTGTCAAAAGCTCAAGGTCGCCAGTGTCTGCGATGGTGTTCAGGTTATTACGAGTCCAATACCAAATTGCACTGATCAGTGCATATTCCTTATACTCAAGCAATTCAGGGGTGTCCAGGAGACGGTCATCACCAAAAACAAATTGAGAGCATTGGTAATAGTTGTTTCGTCCTGTCACTTGAAGAATGCCACGGCCACGGAACTTCCAACCTTCGCCTGATTCTTCGTCGCCATTGCCCATACGGTTAGCATAGACACGTGAAGCAATTGCTTGTGGGTTACGCGCATATTGGTTTGCTAGCTCAGGTGTGAAATACTTCCTAAAGGTGGTCAGCAAACCTTTGGCACCATAATTAAGATTCTCAACCAGAGCATTGTAATCCATAGATTCGTGCGCGGTCTGCGACACGAAAGCGGCCAAACGCTCAGGTGTGTCAAATCCATATCCGGGGAGAACTTGCGCAAGAATAGTTGCCCAGCCTTCTGGGTCTTTACAGTTCGGCATAACTGCCTGAACAAAGTCGGTTGTAATCATAAAAATAGCCCGTAGTTCGTACGGGCTATTTATGTCTTACTTAACGTCAGGGTGTTTATCGCAGGCGATAATCCAAGACTTCACGAGACTAGAACGAACAATGTCGTCCGGGGTAAAATACACAGGGCTAAATTCCTTCATCGTGTTAGCCACGTCGAGGAACAGGCGTAGACCGGAAACGTCATGCTTCGACTTAACCAGGTCGTTCTGCTTCAAGTCACCGACAAAGATAATCTTCGAGCGGTCACCGGTACGCGAAATAACAGTAGACAGTTCATGGAATGTCATAGATTGACATTCGTCTACAACTACAATCGCCGAGTCAAAAGTTACACCACGCAGAGCCGTCGTAGAGATGAAACGCACATAGTGCTGTTCCTTCAGACGTTCATACGCATCCTTACGCTGGAAAAGTGTCGCGAAGATGTCGTGGTATGGGGCTTCGTAAATCTCCATTTTCTCGTTGATGTCACCAGGCATGTAGCCTTGGTCACGGACTTGCACAGCAGAACGCACAATGACGACTTCCTTGTATGGCGTATCGCGGGACATGACATCTTCAATAGCTCTGTAGAGGCTCAGGAAGGTCTTACCGACCCCCGGAGATCCTAGAAGGGCCATGAAGTAATCGCCACGCTTATACGATCCAAAGAAGAGATCCTGATTGTCTGTCAGCGGTTCAAAAGTCTGCAGGTGATCGAGCTTTAGTTTCAACGCATTGCTGGTAACTTGGGAGTTAACAGGACGGTTTGTATCTGTAGCACGATTTTCACCAGAATCATCGTATTGCTTTTGACGCTTTGTAGCCATCGGTTTCCTTGTAGTTGATTTAAGAACTATCTACACTTATCTTATATTGCCCCCAAGGACGGAGCCAGGTGTGTTACGGTGAATATTTTGTAGTACCTCCCGGAACCCGTTATCAAGGCGTCTAACGCCTAGCTGTACCGGATCACCAATACTTGGAGCAGTGATGTGACATTGCTCAAGATGGGGATTGTCAGCTTTGTATTGATCGAGTTCAGAAATCTTGCACGAGTGCTCTGTGATTTCTTGAGTTTCTTTATTGACGAAATTGTAGATAGGCATACTTGTATTTAGGTGACCTCCTCAAGATAAAGAACTTTCTTAAGACGTTCCATGCTGTCCCGGGGTCTGTCTGCATCCCAACGAACTGACCTACCTTCATTCCATTCAAAGTTGATACAGTTCGTTGCAGTATCATCAATCAGCAGTGTATCCTCATTGGCATAGTAAGACTTAGACTCACCGCAATGGGTGAAGTTCGAGTCCCAATAGATGCCTTGCTTCTTAAGCCAATCGATCTTCTGACGGACCGCTGCATCAAAAATATCCATGTGATATGAACCACCCGAAGATAGAATCTCCACTTTGCAGAGCGGATATTCAAACTGGTATTCATCCAATGCAGCCATCAGAAGCTGGGCACTGGGAAACATCTCCAGATGACTGAAGATTTCATGTTTCAGAACCTTTTCACGAAAAGGAACCTTGGGCAGTGTTTTGACGAAACCATAGTAGTCCGCCAAAACACCATCCATATCAACATAGATGGTTTTGAACATTACAGCTTCGCGTTGAAGTTTCCGCTACGCAACGACTTTGCATAATTCGCAGTCGACTCGTAAGCAGCAGAAGCACCGGCAGCTGAAGCCACGAAATTACCCACGCCCTTGGAAAGGAAACCATAGTCACGAGCCGTGGCGAACGCGTCCTGGTTTGCAGCTTGGAAGATGAATTCAACACCCAGATTCTGCGCCGTCTGGATCATTCCCTTGATACGGTCAGCTGTGTACGTTCTCGACTGGTTTTCTTGGCCGTCGGTGATGATTTGGACGATAACCAGCTCAGCCCACTTCTCAGCGGTAATTCGCTTCAGCTGCTCGTCCAGGGTGCGACCGATAGCGTCCAGAAGAGCCGTGCCACCACGAGGTTGGAAGGTCGCAGCGGTCAGTTCAGGAACTTCACGCAGATCGCGGCCCTGATAAACAACTTCATAGATGTCGTCGAATTGGGTAAAGGTCACACGAGCTTCACCTTCTTCTGCCTTTTGTTCACGGATGAACTTGTTGTAGCCGGCGATGGTAGCCTCGGCAATGGTTTGCATCGATCCCGAGCGATCGGTCACAACGATAATTTCTGTCTTCAATGTCATAGTTCTACTACCTTAAGTTTAAAGTCTTGAGCAGCCGCCTCATATCCATGGTAGCCGCGAGGGTTGCAAACGACACGAGTGCTGAACACTTCGTAATCGAATGGGAAGTGGGTGTGGCCATGAGTCCACAATTTGATGTTTGGGTATTCTTCCATAATATGCTCAAGCGAGCTATGGTAGGCACCGTTCACATACTTGTCTAGCCTGTAGTCCTCGTGAACGCTTTGGAAGCTTGGCGAGTGGTGACCAATAACGATCATTGGCTCTTGGCTTTCAGCTGCCTTGCGTAGCGAGATCAGCGTTTGCTTGTGTTCAAGCAGCGTATCCTGCGGACGCAATTGCGTCTTGCGATCGTAGCTGCGGCTGTAAGGTTCCGGGACGTACACGCGACGGCTATCTTCGATGACTCGGTAGTCGTTCATGTAACGAGCCACCTCAAGCATCGACAGTGGGTCTTCCTTGTTGAAGTCGGTCCACAGCGTGGATCCGAACACAAGATACTCACCGAGCCGAGCTGTTTGCTTATCCAGGAGGGTCACGTTGTCAAAGTTGTTCCTTGTTAGGAACCCTTGAATCTGACCAGCCGTGATAGGGAAGTCCCCGTTGTAGTGCTCGTGGTTTCCCATCACGTAAAGGACGCGAGGGAAGTCCCGGGATACCTGCTCAAAGAACGCAGTGAACCGGCTGCGGAGTGTCCGCGATTGCGCATCGGTCTTGTTCTGTGGCAGCACGCATCCCAGCATAATGTCGCCCGACAGGATCAGGGCGTCGACATCACCTGGATTCTCAAGTTTGATTGAGGCGAACTCCAGGTGGAGGTCCGAGGCAATAGCGATTTTCATTTGAATTTCTTTTGTAGTCTTAGATATTCCTGGTACTCTGGGTCTTGTTCTCTCTTGAAGTTCTCGTAATATCCTGATAACACTTGAGGGACTTCGCCTCTCAATCCAGCCTGCCAGCAATCAAGATAATCTTCTAGAGTATGAGCCCCATTGTCACTCCAGCTACCAGAGAAACCTGCATCAACACGTTTCTTCTCAGCGAGCTGTCTGAGAAAATTGCTGAATTCAAGGAATTCGAGGCTGATCAACATTATTCGACCTTATTATCGTACCAGAGCGCCGCGTGGAGGACCATACAGCCAACGAAGCCGAGGCCCATGATCAGGCCAAACAGTAGGAAACCAACAAGGTAGCCAACCATACATGCGGCGAAGACACCATTGTTGGTGAGGGTGGCGATAAGGTTTTTCATGGAAGCAGATATTTTGTTACGAGGAATTCACCCGTCAGGTACCAAGACCAGAGAGGGACGAAGATTGCGAAGAAGGTTGACCAGAATCCCTTAGCCAGGACAATACCGAAAATCCAGGCCGGGAAAGTGAGCAAGGCGACAATACCTTTCATATTTTCCTTTGTTTAAACAGTTACTCCAAGTTCAATTATACGGCAAAGCCCTCGCCTGCGCTTAGATCATACCTAACTGCTCCTAGGGGAAATTGATTGCGGGCTCACCAAGGGCGCGTTGAGGCTAGGTAAACCCAGGGGTCACCCGCCGCGCGCCAAGGCGCTTGGTGGGGCTTGTAGCGGCCCGCATGGGGCTTCGCCTGGCCCGGTTTTACCCGGCCAGGCTGACGATGCTGAATGGTTGAAATGGCGCCGAAGCGCCATTCGCGAAGACCTGGAAATCAGGGCAGGAGTTGGAGATCGGCAGTGGGAGCCGTCGCCGTCACCTGGTGGGATTGTC